GCAACAAATGTTTATCAATACCGAAGAAATCTTTGCCTAGAATATGGAAAGCCCCTTCTCGGTGGGCTTCTCCCATATCGCCGTCTGGCCAGTGGTCCGGTTTCACAAAGTATGTTTTGCCTTTGTGTTTGGTCCAGAACGCTTCTTTGTTTGAGCCCTCTTCGCCAAACTGTCCATTCAGACCGTTCTTCGGATTGAGATCCAGCCCTTCAATGTCTTTAGCCATGGATGGATGTACAATCTTCGCATGTTCTACGCCGATCCTGTGTGGCTCTTCAAGCTGGACCAAAGGTTGTGTGACAAACATCTTGTCTTTTGGCGTCTTTTGAATATCCGTATCAGACCAAGAGTGTTTCTTGTCCAAGGGAACATGGAAATGATGGGTGTCGTCACTGCCTAGAATGGCGACACGACTACCGTTCACTTCTCCATAGCCGGGACGTATCTTCTTGCCTTGAAACGAAGTCTCGAATGGTGTAGGAATCTCTTGCTTTAGCAGGTCGGTAAAGAACTCAAACCGTTTTGATAGTTCTTGGAACGTATTTAATGTTTGCTGTTTCTTTAGCTTGACTTTGTATTCGTCGAGATGATCTGAGAACGTGCTCAAGAACTTGGCGCTGACATCTGGCAGCTTGGCCTTGGCAAATGCCTTGAAGTCGCCATCGCCGTCCCATTTCTCAAAAATGTCTTTGAATAGCTTCTTGATCTTCTTTTTGCTATTCTCTTCAACGGACTCTCTACTTAGAGCAGCGCCTCCTGTTAGGGTCGATGGGGCTCCCATACCACCACCAGCAGTCATGGCTTTGATTAAATCTATGTCTTCATTTTTTTTTAAAGACTTCAAAGGCTCCCCAAACAGATCGGCTCTCATTTCGGCAGCAAACTGCAAAGCACCGGCATGGGTTTTGCTAACATCATGGCCTGTGGGCTGGTTGTCTTTATCGATATAGGTAGCCCGCCATTGGTCTCTGTTGTGTGGATCAAGAGCAACTACGACATGACCGTTCTTGTGCTTCCAGACAGAGCCATTAGTATTTTGGACCAAATCGTTGATTCTGGCATTGAGTCGAGCTTTGTTTTCCTGTACTTTTTGTGTAAGTTCTTTCAGGTCGGCTTTGTTTAAAGAGCCTTCCGGGTTGGCAGGATCTACAAACGGGTTGAATTCAACCTCGACTGAACCTCCCAGTTTTGCAAACTCTGAAGTACCCTCTACTTTATCAATCTTTCCAACAAGGCTCTTCAGCGAATCGTCAGCCTCGTCTTTGGCTTGAGGATCGTATATTAATCCGGACGTGGCGTCTTTGTTACAAGGAGTAAGGGTAATGGCACATTTCTTGAAGATGCTGCTCTTTAGCTTGTTGCCTTCTCTGTTTAGAGTGGAGCCTTCAATAGAGTATCGGGCAAGAATGGGCAACTTCCTGTCTGAGTAGTGCCTAATGATTCCAGCAAGATCGGCAGCCCCTTTGTGGCCGTCCTGATCCATAAGCTCTACCACAATGTAAATTAGAGGCACTCCGGACTTTTTCCAATAGAAAAGCTGTCTTTCGTCTTCGCAGTCATCGGCTGAAAAGATTTTCTTGCCGTAAATGATTCTGCCTACGGTGTCGGTAGGGCTATCTGACTTGTGTTCCCAGTTACAGGTAGCCAGACCTTCTTCAACAGAAGAAATGTCGCAGCCTTCGATATCGAGGATTTCTCCAGAAGAGTCGATATGAGAAGACGCTGCAATGCCGTCAAGAATCATACCCTTACAGTCTTTTGTTATAGCTTTAAGTGAGTAGGCCATTACGATCCTCTTTGGTTCTTGAGTTCATCCCAACCTTGAGATATATAGGTTATTCTTCCGTCGGAATCGAAGCCATACCCGGGCATTAGAGATGCCATCTGACAACGGCAGTGAGGGTGTAATCCTGTCGCCTTCGGACTATCGTCGCCCTTCTTGTGATAGCCAGAACCTATTTCTGACATTTTCCAAAGCCGGGGTGTCTTGCCGTTCATCGTATGGAGACGCACACATTCTTCGCACGCCTCACCGTCTTTAACGATTATAAAGAAAACGATCGGGTCGTTAATGCCAGCGGAGGCATTTATCTTTGATATAGCGTCAGTTATTGATATATTCTTTGCAGCGGTGGTTTCAGATTCGACGATTTTCTTCACATCACTGGTTATGCTACCCCATAGATCGGCAATTTGCCCACCCAGTACAGTTTCTACATCTGTATCGACACCTTTCTTCTGAGCGTCTGTCAGGAACGCCTGAACCGATTGTACAGTTCTGGCTTTGGCACGTTCTTTGATAGCATCAAGATAGTTCAATCCGATTTTTGTTACAGTTGACTGAAGGTCCTCGTTGGGCAAAACGCCTTCGGCTCTGGCGGCTTGTTGAAAAACACCGGGGATTGATAGACCTTTGGCAATACTAATGATAAGATGCTTGGGCGCACCGGGAGGAATACCCCCCATAAACCGGGATTTTGCCCTAACGAAGAGCTTTTCCACGGCTTCTTCTATACGAGCTACTGCCTTTGGTGACAATTTTGCCATTGGTTATTGCTTTTTCTTTGTAGAAAAGAACTTGGCAGTAGCCATTATTTCAGCAATGGCTTCTTTCGAGTCTTTTTCCCAGCCGTCTAAGAAGTGCTGAATAGTTTTCTTCTGTTGGTCGAGAACTTGCTTATGGGCTGGACTGAGTTGTATCTCTTTCTTTGCTAAAAGACCCGCTGCTTGATCGATAGATCTAGCCAGTTCCGACTCTGGTTCTTCCTGCTGAGTCTTCTTTGGGTTCTTTGGTCCTTCTTGAGGCTGGGCTTCCTGTGGCTGGCCGGGCTGTGTCTGCTGTTGTTGTGCCTGCTGTTGCATTTGCTGGGCTTGCATTTGCAACTGTTGCCATTGGAACCACATTGGGTCGCGAACATAAGCAAATTCAGGGTCCTTTGATCCGTCTTTGATACCAAACAGGTGCTCTCTGATGTATCCAACATGCAAATACGGTGCCACTGCGTTTTGCCAGCTAGGATTCAACGGGAATTTGCCACCAAGAGTACGGCCAAGAGGCTCTTTCTGGACTTTTTCTAGGATTTCATCTAATGTTAAGTGAAGGTTGACTTCAGCGCCGATTCTGGCGGCTTCTTTCTCGGCAGTTTCAGCGTCAAGGCCAACAAACTTGAAAGAGCAAAGGGTTGAAATTTCAGGATCAATCAGCGGGAGAATTCTTTGATTGATAAAGTTCTGGAAATGGGCCAACATAGGACGCAAACCTACATCTCTGTGGGCCGTCAACAGGTATTCCGTGTTGGATTCTGATAAAGCCTGACTGTTTGTACCTCTGGATAGATGGCTCCAACCCGGAAGTTCGTCGGGACTCATCTGAAACGCACTCAGGATGGTACGGGCATTTGAGTCAGAGAGATATTGGAACTCCATATCTCGGGACGAATTGTCGATAGGCATCCAATTGATTTCGTCGTCTTGGCCAACGCCAAAAATAGGCATTCGCCAACTATTAGTGACGGAATTGATGGAAGCATTGAATTGCTGGCGAATAGCTGCTACTGTCTGCTTATCAACATCGTCCGATCGGATTACGACCATGCCTCTAGCCGCACGGCCAGACTGGAAATAGAGCTTATTATGTGTAGCAATATTGATATGAGTCAACACCGCCGTGATGGCAGTGTCTAGTGGCGTAATCGGATAGCCATTTAGCTCAATGTTAGTAGTAGGATAGAAGTTATGAACTAAGCATTCCTCCGCAGTGAATGCTTGACGGGGCTGGGTGTGGATTACTTGTACCCAGTCATACTCGTCGTTGGCAAATCTCTCTGGAACCAGTTTCTTGTTCTTGAGCTTTTCAAGCAAGGCAAGGGCGTTCTTTCGAACAGCCGACACTTGGTTTTTCTGAGGTGCAGCACGATAGATCGTTCCTGCGTCGATAGGCCGAAAGCTGTGGAATTTCTTCTGGTTTTCTGGCCCCGAATAAACCACTTCGGTGGCGATTCGGCCAAAAGTTACAGCATCGCGGGCTGACATGTACAAAAACTGACCAAAATCCAAAGACTCGGAGTCTTTCCAACCGTTCGTCGTACCGCAGGTCAAAAGAGCCGATTCGCATTTAGCGATACGTTTCTGAAGCGCTTTCTTTTCGTCAAGCGACATTTTATCAATAAGTCCGGGCATTGGCTCGATTTTATATCCGGTACTGAATCTGTCTGGTTGCGGACGACCAAACGAAGACATCATTGAGCCACGAGCCTGAACGATGCTGGCAACAAGATCGTCTTGTATTGCAATCCGTTTTAGGATATCATCAGACAGAAGTTTGATCTTTGTCTTGTAAATTGATAAGTATTGGTTGTGCTGGTCCGGGTCTTGCTCAAAAGCAAGTCTTTCGATTGTCTGGCCGGGTCCGTTCAGTAGGTTCAGAACAGACTTCACCAAAGGATTTTCGTTCTCGATCTTCTTTTGATATGCATCCATTTCCTTTTTTGATAGTTCAGGAAAAGGGTTAGTCATATCCATCGATATGGTAGATTTCTTTTTCTTTTCTACCGGAGCAGTCTCTTCCATAGACTCAATTAAAGTCTTCAGAAGAGGGTTGTCATTTTTCTTAAGGCCCATAGGAATACGCAACCTTTATTCAGCGTGAATAACTAGAACATTAAGGGTTGAAGTTGATTTATTGACAATAGTCAAAGACCAAGCTGGTCCCCATTTCAGGAACATTCCGGGTAGATCTGGATTACCAACTTCGATAGGAGTTACTTTTTGGAACTCCGAAGTATCGCCGTTTAGCTGGACAACACAGTCCTGATCGCACTCTACGTATATCAACCGCTTGGATTCAGTATAGAAGTTCATGCCAGAAGCTGTAGGGGAAATAACTGACTCTGCCGGAAGAGGGGCAGTAGATACAAACTCTACAAAATTAGCAGTTACGGTCTTGACTACGAACGCCTGTCTCGTGACTTGAGCGAACCCGGCAGTGATTTCCAGCCGATCTCCCTCTTGAACACCGGTTGAGCCGTAAGCCTGAAGTTGTGAGCTACCGGCTAACGTTTGCGTCTCCGACGTTCCTTCAAAATCCGTGCCAATAGGTCTAGAAACTATGATATGACGGCTGTCTGTTACGGCCAAAACCTTCCAAAACCCGCTATTTAGGTGGGCGAGGACGTTCGGGAGGTCTCCTGTCTCGGTATTTGGCACGAATACAGTGTCGTTAACCTGTACTCCGGTAAAATCTGGGCCTACCGGAACGGATATTGTTACAGTATTGTTACTATTAACAGCAAACGTGACTGCAACTCCAGCTAGGTTTAGATTTCGGTTGGTTCTAAAGCCGGGAGCCGTACCGGAAGTATAGGTAATTCTATAAATACTCGGATCTGCTGGAGAAACGCCAATCGAAAAAGCAGTCGTTCCGTCAATGGTAGTAGATCGAGTCCCGTTAAAAATGAGCTTGGATGTTCCAACCGGAATTGCGTGGGCTTCGGACTTTGGATCGGAAACCGAAATTCCAGACGCATCACGATACCAGTCAAAAGCCCGCAATCTCGGATTCGAGCTAAAAGACCCATCGGTAAAAGCAATCAGTTTTGATATAATATTGAGTGTGGCGTCCATTAGTTTGGATTCCTCGAAAGGTTTTGATTAAAGATTAAGGGTAGTTATATATCAAAAACGAACTTGGATTTCTTCTCTTTGGGCTCGTCTTCCTCAGCGGTTGTCGTATCTGACGAATTGTCAAGATAGTTACGAACAATATCTAGCATTTCGCTATTGCGTGCCTGCTCGTCCGTAAGATGAACTGTCTTCCCAATGGCATTGTTCCCTTCAAACGAAGCAATGATCTTGCCTTTATTGTTAAAGACATTCATGACTAAGTATCGGCAAGCATCGGCCCTGTCGTCATTCTCTTTTGCAGGTTCGTCCGTAACATTACCGGCAGCGTCCAGCTTGAAGTGGTATTTTGATAACTGCTCAACCAATGCGGCAACGCCTAAATCGTCTTTCAAGAAAAACATGGTTGGCTTACCGATTGCAGGACGTAGCTTGGATCTGATAGTCTCAATGCCTGCCTTGACAGATCCCGGCCCCTTGACCCACTTCCGCATTCTGAACTTGCCTTTTTTGCGAAAAGTCTCTATATCTGAAGGGCTCTCTGGGTCTCCAAAAATGATAGGATTGATATAGCGCAGTTTTTCACAAGCTTGGATCTTGTCGTCTAGTTCTAGATTTGCTATACCAATGCAATCTAATACAAAGAGGTAGTTGCCCCAGACAGCGCCAGTCACAACAGCAAAGTCGTGAGTAAAGCCAAAGTCCATACCAGAGTAAAAGTTTGCTCCATTTGACAAGAACCAACTGATTAGTTCTGCTTTCGTTTTGATATTAGTAGCATCGGTTGAGACCATTGCCATGATCTCCGCTGCCGTTTTCATATGTCCGGCCTTATCTAGGTAAGGATATATCAAACCGCTGGTATCGGGCTTTCTGCAAAGCAACTGAGCATTTGCCGAACCAATACTTGCCGATCTAAAGAGATTGATAGTGTGCTCAATGGGCTTCAGGAGCTTTGACTTGCAGAACTGCTTGGTCGCCAACTGGCCTTTACAAGCCGCAAACAATGGACACTTGGCACAGCCAGCATATCCTTCGTGCTGAACGAAGTCCTTCTGAATTTCAGGATCTAGGTTTTGATATTCAGCGTCAGTGACGTGACGAATCTCCTCATCATAAACCCAAAGTTTTTCCTTCGGCTTCTCAGGCTGGTGTCTTTCTGGCAAGCAAGGCTGGGTTACGTCAATGATATTCCAGTGACGTACTGCCAAATGCGTCTCGTCAGCTTCGTCAAGCTCTTTCTGGACCAAGCCGTAGCTGAACTTTCTGGTAGAAGTCAGGAAAGTAACCGGCAGCTTATTGCCCCAAGGGGCTGGAATAAACTTTGCTTCTTCATATGCCTTGGGGTTGGCGATAACGTCGATTTCGTCCACGCATAGGAAAGGTACGTGAGCGCTATTGGTAGATTGGAGTGTTGCAACGATGATCTGAATGTATGTTTGCTTCTTTTCATACAAGCCTTGACCGGTTGGCAACGCCTCCCATTCCTTTTCGGTTATTGAATCGCCAGTTACAGCATTGTAATACCTGACATACTCAATTTGCCTCTCATTCTCTTTTACTTTGTAGTCTCGGATCAACGGTCTATTGAAATAACTCTTGACATATTCCTGAGATTTCTTTGACTGCTGAAGAATGGCGCTTAGGTGAACCACAGGACGATCTAGGTGTAAGATCATCAGTGTTTCCAGAACAGCAGCCGACAGTGTTTTAAAGCTGTCCCGGGAAGCATACGCCATAAGGCGGGTGATGTCCGATACATCGTTGGATATACACTTTGAATAGACTTCCCAGATGACTTCCATGGGATTACTATTGGACTCTTCAACAACAGTGCAGTCAGGAATGTCAAGACCCAAATAGACCTTAATCCACCGATGTAGATCCTCCTTGCTGTGACAAGGGACAAACAAAGCTTTCTTTAAAAGGTCTTGATTCGACATATTTAGCTAATAGTAATGCTTCTGGTCCATACATTTTCATTATGGACGGCCCAGCCAATACAATCGGCATCAGCCGCATACATTCGCATAACCTGATCGGCCACTGCCTCTACAGAGAACTGAGGGGCGCTGGGGAGAAAGTAATCCATGTAGGAATAGGTATTGCCATTTGGAGTGCTGTAGGTAAGTAGACATACATTATGGCCAGAATATAGCCCGTCTTTCCCGACCCACATAACGCTCATGACTTCTGCTTTCTCTAATCCGGGAGAATTTTCTTGCAATCTGCACAACGGCTCAGTCAGCGACCTTTCAATAGCGGCTGTTAGATATACCGCAAACTCGTCGCAGTCAGTACCGTGCTTTGGTTGTGCAATGTCTCCTGACAAGATCTGTTCTATCTTTCCGGGATAAGAAACAGCATCGAACATCTGCAACCAAGAGTCATTGGTCCATTTGAGTTTTGATAGTCTCTTTTGCAGGTCGCTCAGATTCTCGTATGTTTGGATTTTTTGAGTTCTAAATTGATTTTCGAACAAAACCCGGTATAACGTAGACCATAGCCAGTACAACTGGAGCTTGAAAAACAGAAAAATACCAACTTTACCCAAAACCACTTTGGTTGATTGCTTCATTTTGTTATTCCTTTTTCCGATCGGCTTCTAGAGCCTTCAGTATATCAGACGCCTCTGAAGAACTCATAGGGCGGGAAAGCACGGGAGCATTCTGTTCAATAGAATGCTTGTGGAGGATTTCTTGCTTCTTCGTGGAGTCCTGTCCTGTTAGCTTCATCAATGTTTCTACGGCTTTCTCGTATGACTTGGAACTAGCATTCCAGCCCTCAAGTGCATCTTCTTTGCCTGTCTGAATGTATTTCTTGAACTTATCGTTCCATATTTTATGATATACAGTCATTGTATTTGCAGCAAAGTCAATAGCTTCTAGGTGGACCTTGGAGGTTTTCTCTTTGATTCCGCCAAACAGACTATCTAGGTATTTCTCTTTTCTCAGATCCCAGTCGAAATCTACCTTTGCCCGCACAATAATACCTAAACCGAACGTTGGGTTTAGTCGGGCAATCTCTTCACAGTCGCAACCGTTAACATAAAGCTCAAAAAGGTTAGCTGCCGTAAGGGCTGATAGCGGTGGCTTGGCGTCTGCGATGTACTTATCGTAGGCGTTTTTTTCGTTTGGACTTAGATTTTTTACGTTTTCGATCTTTACTAGGTTCGACATATTTGCTACCTCGAACAACCGTTGCTCCGTTTATTGTTACCTGAACGTCGAATTTTCCTATAATCTTCTTGATACCCATTACGAACGCTTCACAAAGCTCTTGAGAGATTACCTGATCCGACTTACCTTTCAGAACGAACGAGATTGATAGTTTATCGAAATTTATGGTAAATTCATTCTCTAGGGTTTCTCCGAAAGCCACCAACGGCAGAGCTTTGAGGTTCTTGATCTGAAATTCAAGAAGCTGGCCACCCACGGTAGAGTACAGACGGTTCGTATCTACGATTTCTTCTATTGTTGGCTCTGACACAGGATTCTTTCCTCTACCATCTTCAAGATTTCTTTACGATCTTCAGGGTCAATCGAACTACCTTCTACATAAGAAATCAAAGCTTTATCAATACCGTCCTTTTCAGATACGACGGCTTTGGTCTTGTCTTCTTGAACAAACGTTCTAATTTTAATGCCGGTTCGGCTATTACGCCTATTCTCTAAAGTGGTCAGACAGAGATTGACAAACATCCTAGATCCGGTGATATCTAGGCGAACGTCCTCTCCTTGATAGCTGCTGAGAGCCGAAAGAACAGCCGAAGTATCAGAACCCTCTTCCTCTTCCAGCGAAAGCCTGACAATAGGCCTACACGTTGGGCTTGTGGGGATCGTCACTGTAGACTGAACACTCCCCTGCAAATCAAAGTCCATCACATATAAGAACCGATCTACGTTTGCGTCCGCCAAAGTTCTCCAGCGCGGAGCGCCTATGTAATAGACGTTGGCAAATGTATGCGGTGTATGTATATGTCCTGAAATGTACTGAAACTTTGGTACATCTGCCAGATCTACGCCGTCAGTAGCAAAAAACCCATTCTCGTACTTAGCTCCCAAGAAAGTCTGGTGACAGAGAACTGTTTTTGTCTCTACAGGCAGAGACTCCATCTTCGATACAAAATCGGCGTTCGATTGAAATCCACACAGTGTTACGCCGGTAGATATCTCAAAAACGTCAGAGACGAACGTTACGTTTTGTTTGAAGAACTGCATGGAATGGACCTGAGGATCGCCATTGCCCGGTCTATCGTGGTTTCCGACCAATACATAGCAGGGCCTGCATAAGCTAGAAAAGGCTTTCTGCCAAAACGACATAACATAAACATTCATGACAGAATGGTTATGTGTTTGGTCTCCCATGAACACAATTCCATCGACATTTTGGTATTTTGCTGTTATATCAATAAGACCCAATAGTGCTTCGCATTCCGGCAGTTCTTGCTGGGTCGCGTGAACGTCTCCGACTAGTAGAAGTTTCATTCCACCAATTGTATCACGCTTTCCGGAATCAGGATAAACTCTAATCCGTACTGCTCAAGCTTATGAAGGTTAGACCATTCTGGATTGGTTGATAGATTCCCATTGACATATACTACCATACCCGGTCGGAATTTACTATCTTCCGACTCTAACATTACCTCCAGCTTGGTTAAGCTAACCTTTGATTCTGCAATAACAAGACCACCTTTCTTTACGGTAGTCACCGATTTGGTGGGAAAAGGGCTTACTGCGACCAGTTTATTGAGCGTTTTCAAGATATACTCCTTTCAATCTAATGATTTTTCTCTCTAATAGAGGTAGAGTCGCCGCTACAGACTTCATTTTTGATAGTGCCTGTAGATCTTCTACAGCGGCTTCAGGTCTAGTTTCTTTTGGCACTACATAACGTTCCAAGGTGGTTTCTGGCTCGTCTCCTTCGTCGTTGGAGACAGATACGTCCCCGCTTACAGTAGAGGCTGAGGCAAGCAGGTTGGCAAGTTCCTTGCCGTTGGTTTTCTGACTTTCGATTTCTACGCCTTCGTTCACAAGAACGGCAAGCTTATCGTAGTCGATTTCGCCCTTGAACTGACGAAGAAGTTTATGTGCTCGGTATAGTTTTTTCCGATCTGCTGGATAGAAGTGCAAAACGGTTTCAGAGTATTGCTCAATTCTGTCAGAAATCATACGGCCAATAGCCACAGCTCGGAACTTACGGTAAGCCTGTAACGATTCGCTGTCGGACATTTTCTTGGTATCTGGTGGCACAAACTTATCAATAGCAATAAGTAGACCACCGCAATGGATCTGAACCAAATCCATCCAACTGAGGTGGGACTTTGGAGTACATGCATAGAAGATTCTGGCCTGAGAGATAGCTAAAGGAAGATTGATCTCTAGGATCTGCCTTCGAACCTTCTCTATCTCCTTTGCTATCTTGACAATTTCACTCTTTTCTGGCCATTTATACTGCTTAAGAGCGAATAGCACGAAATAATAGTTGACGCGGAATTTGAAGATGGCCTTCTCTCTACGATCCTTCAGTGCTCCGCTGATCGATTTGGTAAAGACAGTTTGGCGTTCTCGGAAATACGGCCTAGCAACGAGGATGTTCCTGCGAACATCGCAAATATGTTCAATGAACTTCTTGTAAACCGAACTTCCCCACTGATGATCTAACAAAGCCTTTTTCCACTTATTCTCCAGAAATATCAAAGTCTTTAGCTGTTCTCTTTGAGAGACTAGAAGGTCGATTTCTTCATCAGTTTTGTACTTTAGCAAAGATACTTCTAAAGTTTTGGCAAAGTGCTTAAAATGATTTTGTTCTATTGACATTACAAAAGTATATCACAATACTTTTTCCAGTCGTGCGGGGCTGTTATCAATAATAGATTCGAATGAATCATCATTACAATAAATATGTATAAATACAGAGGTAGGCAACGGGAAAGATATCATCCGAGAAATCTTCCCAAACTCACGAGCCAAGTCAGAATCTGTAATCTCCGGATTGATAACAAAGGAAATCCCTCCTACACGAACGTTATAAACGTAGGCGGCATATTCCCTTCTCATTGTATTGATATATCTTCTACACCGGGGTATAGATCTTCATAGATTTCTCTTCTAGCGCTGGCATGACGAGTCATTGGTGGAATGTTAACTACGTCGAAATCAACAAAAAAGAAAGTCTTTTTGTTTGGCATGATTCTTGTACCTCTGCCAACGGATTGCTTCGTTTGTATCTCAGATTTACCTCCCATAAGGTAAACAATGCTGTTGACATTCCGAATATCCGTTCCGGTTGAAATACAGCTAGTACCGACTAGGATCGGGAACTTGCCCTCGTTAAAGTCTTTGACAAGCTGAGAGACATCAGAGTCGTGATATTCCTTAGGAACCTTGGCTTTGTTTTCAGACAAAGGACCGTGAGCAAACATGACCTTATGTTCTAGATACGGCAATAGTTTTGTAAACTGTTCAACTTCGTCGATCAGTACAAGAGTCTGATGGTTCATTCTTGAAACAAAATTATTGATAAGATAGGCAGCTTGGGTTATAACTTTCGGATTGTAATAGAAATGTGTTCTAGTCATAGCATTAACATCAGGACTACTGAAGTCGCTACCAGAGTAGCTCTGCACCATTTTGAAAATAGGTTTTGCCAAAAAACCCTGATCAACTCCTTCCTTGACAGACATTCTCTTGACAATAGGTCCTGTAATGGCTTCTAACAATAGATCTTTACCGTCATTACGCATCTGAGTAGCACTGAAGAAAAACCGATATGGAGCTTTCTTCATTAGACCGAAGCAAACATCTGCCAATGTAGAGGCTGGACATTGGTGGCTTTCGTCTGCCATGAAAACCTGTACCTTTTCAAACTCTTTGTAATTAGGATCGGTTTTGTCTATTCTGACCAAGCTTTGCGGAAGAGCGATAGTAAACATCTTCTTGCTTTCCTTCTTTCCTCCGAAGAACCCTCCAACGTATTTTTTGCCGAAATGAGTTGTAAACATATCAAAAAGCTGATTAGCTATGCTAGAACTCGGGGCCATTATCAATGTCTTTAGTCCTAAACGCTTTGCAACAGAGAGAATCATCGGTGATTTACCGAGACCTGTTCCGAATTCTACTCCAGCGTGCTTAGCCGCAAGCAAAGCTTCAGTACCGTCCTTTTGATAGTAGTGCAATTCAAACGGAAGAGGCTTTGCATAAGGGATTAAACGGGCTTCTGGGTAGTTTACCTTGTTTTGTATGGCTAGCCCTGTTTTCTTGGAGATCGTTGAAGCTAGACCAGAATATGTCCAATAGCTGCCATTTTCTCGTTGAAACAGCAAACACTTTTTAGTCAAGCCTTCTAGTCTTCGTTTTTCATCATCGAAAGCCTCCTGACCGTGCTTTGATACATACCAATAAGCTTTCTTAAACCTCTGTAGCTCTGTTACAGCTTGTTTGTCGGTATAGGTGAGCAATCGTCTGGTCTCAGACAGTTGGTGATCCGAAACAAACTCTAATTCGCATTCTGTAGGGTTAACGATTGTTATCATTGTATTGGAATTCCATACCTGTTAGGTAGTGAAGGACGGTTTGATATGCCAGCTTGCTTCTCTCTTCAGGAATACCTACTAGGGTATGGGTTTTGCCAACAATGGGAAACAATACTTTAGGAATCAAACCGTCGATAACCATTGATTCTTCTTTACTGTGTACCCTGTTGTTGTCTTGAAGCTCGTTTAACCAGCTAACCGGCTGTGCATAGAAGTAAACCGTGGATCTCTTGAGAATCTCTGGCTGAAGCTTTTCAAACAGTTTGTGATCGTATAGATATAGCAAAGCGTTAAAGGGTGAACTGTCAGTTACAATCACAGTCTCTTTGCTACATGCCTTCAGCATGAGGTTTTCAATTTCTAGCTGCTTAGTAGCTATAGCAATCTGATCTTCATCAGACAAAGTAACCGGTCCACCACGTTCTTGAATACGTTTGCTGGCAATGTAAAACCTAGCTTGTTCTGTAATGAACTCGCAGTTAAACCCTGCGGTCTTTAGCTGAGCAAACAGCATTGCTGCTGTTGTTGTCTTTCCAGACTTAGGAGAACCAAGAAAAGATACTATCATTAATAATGTTCCTTTTAGTAAGGTTCGCGGTAGCGAACAGAGATCGAAAGCACTCTATTAGCATTGTTTGTGAGAAACTGCAAGCTAATTGTTTAGCGCCAGCCAATGTTTGCGGGCTTCAATCGCGGGACGCAAACAGAGTTCTTTTCGCTGTTTATCAAAATCCCTTTGTAACCGTCTGTCATATATGATATCAATGCAAACAGTTGCTTTCTATCGAAAGCCCTATACTAAGCAATACTATACACAAGGATCATGCAACAGTAGGTAAACGATCATACTTGTGTCTATCGGATCGTCATAAAAGTAGCGAATCAATTCAAAAAGTACCTATTGATATAGAATTTCAAGGGTTTTTTGCTATAAAAAACTACGAGTGTGGAAAATTTCCACAGATCGTTATAAAAGTAGCGAAGCAATCGGTCAAAAAGTGAAGCCGAGATTGACGTTAAGTGACGAGGAAAGTAGTTGATTTCTTCGTGTTGGATTAGCAAAGCAATCGTTGGCAAGTTAGCGAAACGAACACAGAAGGGTCAAATCTGAAGCAGTTTTGTGCGGGTCTGTGCTATATAGGAAAACATGAGTAAACCACAATGTTATGTTTATGTTATGAAACATCCTCTTACAAAAGAGGTTGTGTCTATCGGTGTATCGAAACGTCTGAACTACCTTAGGCACTTTTGGAAGTCTCCTTCCAGAATGAAGCTTTCGAAAAAGAACAGATTCTTGCTAGAGCTTAAGGAGCAAGGTCTGGGTCCCGATATTGAGTATATACCTTTCGAATCGATCGAACTAGCTCGGTTCAAGGCTAGCGATATGCGAGCCGCCGCTGCTGGCACCATCTTCACAAAGAGAGAAAGTGTTGTTGGTCGTTGGAAGTCGCTCGTTGAGCCAATCGAGGAGCTTCTTAAGATTGATAATGAACTGACAAACGAGCAACTGGCTGAAAAGACTCAGGGGTCTTTATCAATGATTAAGTACACAATCAAAAAAATGAAGGAATCTGGTAGACTAGAGTGTTCTTACCGGTTCATGGTAACTAATGGCAATTTTATCAAAGTGAGAAGGATACATCTATGCAATTCAAAAAAATGAAGTCTGTTGCAAAAACTATGTATACAAAAGGTCCGCAGCTTGAAAAGCTGATTATGGATACTTTGGGTACGTGCGCAGATCTCGTCGGATCTACCCTTGGACCGGGTGGCAATTCTGTTTTGATTGAAAAACAAGAAAACATGCCTCCTGTGGTTACCAAGGACGGCGTTACCGTTTTTCAGAACATCGGTTTTCAGGACTCAACAGCACAGACCATTGCCGAATCTGTCAGAGACGCTGCTGTTCGTACTGCGTCTGAGGCTGGTGACGGTCCTCAACCTCTTTGGAGCAAGGTACTGACCCCTACCGGGTTTGTTACCATGGGTGAGGTTGTACCGGGTATGGAAGTTTGCGGCACTAACGGCTCGATCCAGACCGTTCTTGGCGTTTTTCCGAAAGGGCAAAAAGAGATTTGTAAAGTCTATTTTTCTGAACAAAGAATCGTAGAGTGCTGCGAAGATCATCTATGGACAACCGTCGATTCAGAAGGAGTCACTTATACCTTAACAACAAAAAACCTTGCTTTGGGCATGAGTTCGGGACGGCAATACGCAACGCCCCGGCTCTCTGGCGGGGTAGATAAGATTGAAAAGATTGAGGTTACCGGTGTTTTTACAGAAATGCGCTGTATTAAAGTCAGCAATCCAGACAGTCTATACGTCACTGACGGGTTTGTGCTAACCCACAACACCACTACGTCCACGATTCTTGCACACTCTTTCGCCAAAGCTGTATTTCAGTATTGCAGGACTAATCCGAAGGTAAGCCCTCAGCGAGTTGTCAGGTCTCTGGAGAAGGCTTTCAAGGAAACCCTTGAGCCGAATATCAAAAACTGGCGGAAGCTGGTTAAATTCGATGATTCAGGCAAAAAATACCTGCGTGCTGTAGCAAAAGTCTCTGCTAATGGTGACGAAGCACTTGCAGATGCTGTTTTGGAGTGTTTTGAACTTGTAGGCGACGACGGCAACGTTACCATTCTGGAGTTCTCTGGTCCCAGCAAGTACGAAGTAGAGCGGCTAGACGGTTATGGCGTTGGAATCGGCTTTGAAGATAGCTGTGGTCCGTTCTATTCCAAGTTTTTGAACGATCCCAAAACGCAGTCAGCTCAGCTTGAGAACCCGGTTTTTGTATTGTATTACGGAAGGGTTCAGGACGTTGGCTTGTTGGCTCCGATATTCGAAAAGATCATTGAAGCATCGAAAGGTAAAGTACCAAATGTGGTTGTAGCTGCTACCGGGTTCTCTGAAGTGGTCCTTGGTCAGTTAGCAATCAACTTTGCTGCTCCCAATCACAACCTAGCCGTATATCCTTTGCTAGTTCCAATGTCTCCAATCAAAACGGGACAGTTGGACTTTTTGATGGATCTTTCGGCTCTTACTGGCTCTAAAGTTCTGGATCCACTCAACAGCCCGCTAGATCAAGCATCGGCTATGGATTTGGGTTCAGCAAAGCACTTTGAATCAACTAGATTCCGCAGTAACATTATTATTGATATGGACGACGAGACTGAAGCGAGAGTCATACAGCGCGCAGAAGACGTGAATGAGCAACTAAAGTCTATTGCTGTTTCAGATCTCGAAAAGAGCCTGTTGCGTGAGCGAATCGGCAAACTTACAGGAGGTATTGCCAAGCTTAAAGTAATTGGCTCAAGTTCTGGCGAACTTCGCGAGAAGAGAGATCGGGCAGAAGACGCGATTTGTGCTGTTCGCGGTGCGATCAATCACGGCGTATTACCCGCTGGTGGCTGGACCTTGCTTAAGCTTATTGATATTTGCAAGAAGTCAGGAGACGATATCCTTGTCAATGTTGTTGCTCCTGCACTGTTCGGTCCCGTAGAGCGGTTGTACTTGAACGCAGGGTACACTTCTGACGAGCTTATTGATATAACAAACCAACTAACCACCCAAATCAATTCAGGCTCTGACAATATCTACGATCTACTGGAATCTAAAATCGTTGATGCTTACCAAAGCGGCTTGCTAGACTCAACCCCTGCCGTTTTGGAAGCCCTCAGGAACTCAATTTCAATTGCCAGCCAGATTGGCACTACAGGCGGCACCATTGTTTTTCAGAGAGATGGTGAATTCGAAAATATGGAAACTAGAGAGCACAACAGATTCATGCAAGATTTGAACCAAGAATAACCATGGCTCTTTTCATCTTCAAATGCCCAAGCTGCGGCACAATAAAAAAGAAACTAAGAGCAGAGCAAGGAGTTCTGACCTGTTCGTGTGGTATAGCCATGGAACGAGATCTCAAAGCAGCTACTTCCGATATCAAAGAAGTTCTTGACAACGGTGCTATGTCACGTAAAGTAGAAAGATTGGCCAATATAAACGATATCATTAAACAAAGATCTGAACAAAAGAAAGATCCGGGAGTTGTGTAAATTGCTACGTCTAAGTAAGCTTTCTTTGAAAAACTTCAGGTCGTTTGTCGATGCTGAAATCGAGTTTCCGGCATCTGGGTTGGTCCTTTTGAAGGGACTGTCTGGTGCTGGCAAGTCCAATGTGCTATGTGGCATTGCTTTTGCTTTGGGGTATTCCGGAGAATATACCAAGGAAGACCTTCAGAGCTACCTGACAGAAGAGCCAATGCAAGTCGTCCTTGAATTGAACGACTCAGAATCAGATCTCATTGTCAAAATCGCTCGCGGTAAGGCTAATTACATAGCATTAGGCCACACCCAGATAACAGGAGCAAAGGCCATTGCCGCTAAAATTCAAGAATTGCTCAAGATCAGCCCAGAAGTTCTTGGCTCTGTTTTGTTCAGACCCCAGCGGACTAATGGTTTGTTTTTAAGCAAAAACAACATTGAAAAGCTAGAATTTCTTGGCGAGCTTCTGGGGCTATCGAAGATTGAGACGGCAGTGGAGCTTTCTCAGGGCTTTATCAAGGACTATGGACAGCAGATTGCCGTAGCGAAGAAGATCATAGAAATTGAAACCCCGAAACTTCATCCAGTCCTAAAGCCAGAGGATCTGGATTCTATAGAATCCATGAAGTTGGAGCTTCATCGACTAACTCAGGAAGATATTTCGTCTAAGCAGAACTGGGAAAAAGAGATCCAGAAAAAGGTAGCAGAGATTGACAGCAGTATGCTTGCTATCAAAACGATAAAAGCTCAGATCGGCAAACAACTTGACGAAGCTTTTGATACAACCATTTCAAAGGCTAAAGGGTTTTTGCAGGAACTGGTTGTCTCGGATGAAAAAAGGGCGAAAGAACTCAACCTTCAGGCACTGAGTAAAAACAGAAAAGTATCAGAACTCACAAACACTATCAATAACAAAACTAAAGAAGTCGCCATTCTTGAAAGACAAAACGAAGCATTTCGGAGAATGGCCTGTAATGCTTGTAATCAGGCTATCAGTTCGGCAGAAGCCCAGCAGAAACTAGACACCAACGTTAGCAACATCGCCAAGCTTGAAAATGAAATCATTCGGGCGAATGCCGATCTGTCAGAGACCAACTCTATTGTTATTGATACTTTCACTGCCGACAGTCGAATCGAGCAGTTCCGGGAGCTAATCGCAAGCAAAACTGCTGAAAAACAAAAGGCCCTTCTTGAGCAAACTGCCGAATGTGACAAGCAATTAGCGCTTCTATCGGCTGACAGAGCTAAGGTTATTGGCTCTAAGTTTGCACCCAATGAGGAGTTTGGGCAGCTTTTATCAAAGCTATCTATTCTTCAGCTCCAAGCACAGATATATGAACAGAACGAGAGTATCCGACAGGCAATAGATCAACAGAAACAGATAAAAGAGTCTTTGACGAAGAAAATGAACCTAGAACTGGATTTTGTTCGCCTTGTAGGACGGTTGGGGTTCATGGGAACTATCGTCGCTGAGGTTTTGGAAGAAATTGCTGTAGAAACTAACAAAATGCTTGCTAACATTCCCAACGTAGAAAAGGTTACTTTGGGTTTTGATATAGAAAAAAACACAGTCAAGGGTGAACCGAAAAAAGCGATTGTGCCGTTTGTGACAATAGACGGCTGTAAGAGCAAGTTGTCGTCGCTTAGTGGAGGTATGCTTAGTTCTTTGGAACTAGCAGTTGACCTAAGTATCATAACCGTGGTACAAAGGCGTGCCGGTATCAAAACCGGCTGGCTAGCAATTGACGAAGCATTTGATGGGCAAGGAGCGAGCAAAGAAAGTACACTTGACTTACTGAGCCAGTTCGCACATAATAAGCTGGTTCTCGTTGTCGACCACGGATCTGAATTCGTAGAAATGTTTAGTAATGTGATACAAGTAGTGAAAGAGAATGACGGCAGTACCACAATCGTAGCAAACTAAAATAAGAGGAAAATAACCATGGGCCGCAAAGCAAAAGCAACGTTTGACGATCTCGACAGTGATTTCAAGGATTCAGTAGCCGCGATGGCTGACGAAGATGTCAAGAAGAAGGTATCGGAGGTAGCCCTCAACGAGCACGAAAACCTTGAAGCTAAGAAGGCTGATCAAGACTTGGAAGCCAAGAAGCTTGAATACAAAGAGGCCGGTGCGCAGTACCGAGAGGCTTCAAAAGCCAACAAGCTGAAGATCAAGTATTGTCACGCATTGCTTGAGTCTCGTGGCAAGACTGCGTAACACGCAACTGCATTCCTTGGAGGGAATTGCAATTCCCTCCAAGGGGTTATTAGCGGGTTAGAGGAGTGGTTCCTTGTTGGGCTCATTGTGCCCCAAAGACGCTTGTTCGAATCAAGCACCCGCTACTTTACTGGTATTAGTTCAGCTTGGTAGTGATAATAAATCTGTATGGAATATAAAGATCTTGAGTCTCTAGTAAAAGATGGCCTGTCTATCAGACAGATAGCGATCAAGACCGGATGTTCATGCAGCAACGTCCGCTACTGGGTCCAAAAATTTGGGTTGAAGACAAAGAAGATAGTTGAATACAGATGTCCATGTGGGGAAGAAAACCCGAAGAATTTCTATGGCCACAAGAAGAACATCTGTGGAAGGTGTCATAATGAATACGTCAAAGAAAAAGGCTTAGAAAACAGAAAGAGAATGGTCGAGAGTCTTGGAGGTCGGTGCGTTTCTTGTGGGTATAGTGAATATTCATGTTCTTTGGACATTCATCACACAGATTCGAAGAAAAAAGATCCAAACTTTTCCACGACCAGTTTCTGGTCGTGGAAAAGAACCGAAAAGGAACTCAAGAATTGCGTATTGCTGTGCAAAAATTGCCACGCAGCACTTCATTCAGGCTGTATTAATTTATAGCAAGCAAGCTCTTTACGAGCCTTAGGTTCGATTCCTAAATACCAGATTGTATTACCCACTGGAGTTACTTTGAATAAGATTTTCGTTCTAGACACAAACGTTTTGCTACACGATCCGAATTCAATCTACAGTTTTGGTAAAAACACAGTGGTAATTCCCATTTACGTTCTGGAAGAACTTGATAATTTCAAGAAGGACGTATCTGAGTTAGGGCGAAACGCTCGGGAAGTGGCAAGAAATCTGGACATCCATCGCACCCACGGGTCTCTTCAGAAAGGTGTGCATCTTCGGAACGGTGGAGTCCTGAAGGTCTTGTTTGCTACATCAGATAAACTCCATAAGTCAATGGCGAACAGCAATCTGATGGACAATAAGATTCTATCAGTAGCTGTTAATCTGAAATCTTCAGAAAAGAAGAGCATTGTTGTTTTTGTGACGAAAGATACCAACTTGCGCATTCGAGCTGATACTATAGGCTTGAATGCAGAAGACTACGAAACTGACAAAGTTGAAGTTGACGAGCTATACTCCGGGTCAGTTAAGGTAGAGACAGATCGAGCCACGATTGATGCCCTGTACAAAGGCGAACCGATTGTTTGTGAAGACAAAATTCCCCCAAATGGATTTGTTCAGTTTACTGATGGCACCCGAACAGCCATTGCTCGTAATGTTAATGATAACTATATTGTTGTTCCCAGAGAGGCTAGAGATGGTGTTTGGGGAGTAAAGCCCCGGAACCCAGAGCAAGTCATGCTTATGGATTTGCTGCTTGACGATTCGGTTAAGCTCGTTACGGTTGTTGGCAATGCTGGCGGAGGCAAGACACTTCTGTCTATTGCTGCCGCACTTCACAAGGTAACCGAAGAAGATCAGTATCAGAAGGTAACTATTTCTCGTCCTGTTATTCCAATGGGAAAAGATATCGGGTTTCTTCCGGGTTCAATGGAAGAAAAACTAAATCCTTGGGTACAGCCTATTTTTGATAACATTGATTACTTGATTTCGGCTTCAGACAAAAAACGCGGGAATAGAGGTGCAGAAGAATTAATCAATCTGGGGGTTCTTGAGGTCTTGTCGCTGACCCACATTCGTGGTAGAACCCTTCCAAATCAGATCATGATTTTTGACGAAGTGCAAAATACCTCTATTCACGAACTTAAAACTATCATTACCAGAGCCGGAGAAGGCACGAAGATCATCCTAACAGGAGATCCTCAGCAAATTGACAACCCATATGTCGACAGTACCAGCAACGGACTTGTCTATGTTGTCAATAAGTTCAAGAACGAGAAAATTGCCGGACACGTCACCTTGACCAAAGGTGAACGAAGCGAACTGGCTGAGATTGCCACCAAGATACTTTAGAAAGGCAGCGTTTCAGATGGGTAAAATCATGCGGAATGTCGAAATTATCGAAGCGATTGCTCGCAAACGTGGTATACGGTTGGCATGAGAGTTGTATCGCTTGACCTATCTACGAAAACGGGCTGGAGTCTGTTCGTAGATAGGTCACTAACAGGCTTTGGATTGATAGAGCGTACCCTAGCAGGTACGCTTGAGTCGTATGGCGACTATCCTTGGTCGTTAAAAACACTATCAAAAAACATTGCTTTACAGGTCGTCGAGAAAACTCTGGAACTCAATCCAGATGTAATTGTCATTGAAGAGACCAACAAACCGGGTAGGTTTGGGTCTAGACATAGCCAAAAGTGTCTGGAACAGATCCATACCTACGTTTTAGACGGGCTCTCTGGCAAAACCGTGTTATATATCAACACTTCAGATTGGCGAAAGAAACTTAACCTAAGTGTAGCAGAAACCAAGAAGTTGGCTAAACCTTATATCAAAAAACTTAAAGAGTTGCAACAGTTGTTTGATAAAACGAAGGACAAGAAAACTAAGTTGGTTCTTAAAGAAGAAATTCGGGTCTTTAAGGAAGAACTGAAAAACAAGTGTATCCATGGTAAGATAGATAAGAAGTCAATTTCAGTTGCCTATTGTAATGCCAAGTTTGGCTTGAAGTTGATCAAGGGCAACAATGATATAGCAGACAGTATTTGTTTAGGTCAAGCGTATTTGTTGGGCGTCAAGACGCTGACTAACAGCGATATTTTTCAGAAAGGTAAACGAGATGAGTGATAGTAAGCAAGGTGCATTCGCAAAAACCATTATGGAGCAGAAGTATTCTCATACCAAGCCAGATGGCCAGAAGGAGTCTTGGCCTGAGATCTCAAAAAGAGTTGCACGCAAAGTTATGAAGGCTACCAATGCAAGCCAGAAACTTGTCAATGACATTGCTAGCATCATTGAGTCTAAGAAATTCATGCCCGGTGGTCGTTATCTAGCCTCCGCAGGTAATCAATACCACCAAACCCAGAACTGCGCACTATTCCGTGCCGAAGATAGTCGTGAGGGGTGGGCAGATCTCATGGCTAAGGCAACTACGGCTCTTATGACCGGAGCCGGAATTGGTGTCGTTTATTCAGATGTTCGGGCTGAAGGTAAGCTAATCCGGAAAACCGGTGGAACATCGACAGGGCCTCTGGCGCTTATGCAGATGGTCAACGAAGCCGGTCGTGGCATTATGCAAGGAGGAAGCCGTCGATCTGCGATCTGGGCAGGTCTTCATTGGAGTCACCCTGACGTATTCAAGTTTATCCAAATGAAAGACTGGTCGGCCAATGTTCGCGCAATGAAAGAGGCTGATTATAACTTTCCGGCAACCATGGACGGGACCAATATTTCCGTTATTCTTGACGACGAGTTCTTTGAGGCATTCAAGAACTCGAAGCACGCCAACCACTCTCTAGCCCAAAACGTGTACTGGGCTACCGTAAAACAGATGCTCAAGACCGCTGAGCCGGGGTTTTCGGTCGATGTGGGTGTTAATAAAGGCGAAAATTTACGAAACGCACCGATATCTGCGGATACTTGGGTGATGACTAATACTGGATATCGACAAGTAGGTTCTATGATCGAAGAACCTGTTGTCGTTTGGACGGGGAAACAGTGGGCGTCTACGGTCTTCAAAAAGACCAAGGAAAATGTTCCTACTGTAAGAGTCACTATGTCTGGTGGACGAACCATTATTGCAGACCCAGAACATGAATTTCTCGTAGAAGAGTGGGAAGGGCTCGGGAATCGAAGCCGATTGGTAAATATTAATAGGGTTCCGGCCTGTAAGCTCGAAGAGGGCTCTATCTTGCACTCTGTACTTCCCGAAAATACATCCAAAACCCAATTCCATACAGAAGGCTACGTTCTTGGGTATACTTACGGCGACGGTTCCTTTACTAAGAAATACGACAACAGAGCAGAGATAACTTTTTGCACTAACGAATCTAAGGCTTGTGCGAAAGCAATGAGCGGAAGTGAGCTTATTAAGTCAGTAACCGAAACTGACAGCAGAGGATACACAAGAATGTACTTGAAAGGGGACGTTCTTCGCGGCAGAAATAAGATTGATTTCCCAATACTAACTTCTGATCCCTCTTATATTAGCTCTTTTCTTGCCGGTCTTTTTGACTCAGACGGTTCTTACGATAAGAAACAACACAGGGTACGTCTATCTTCGGTTCATTTTGAGTTCTTAGAAGGTGCTCGTCGGGCCTTGGAGTTTTTGGGAATCAGGTCGTCCATTGGCAAAGGCGGGATCTCCACTTTTGGCCAAAAAGAAGGATGGCTATTGGCCGTTTCGGGAGACTGTGTAACTCGCTTCCGCGATATCATTCCAACTGTGAGACTCAAGCCAGAGGCCCACGTGGCGTACAGAGATTCGACGGTAAAAGTTATATCAGTAGATTCTTTTGATAGACAAGACGTCTATTGTTGCGACGTAGGTGTTGAAGAACACAGTTTCATGGCAGAAGGCGTAATTATCTCAAACTGCTGCGAGATTACCTCACGAGACGATAGCGATATCTGCAATCTTGGCTCCATCAATATGGCCAATATTGATTCAATCGAAGAAATGGAGCGAGTTGTCAAGCTTGCCACTTCTTTTCTGCTGGCGGGAACCGTATATTCAGACGTTCCGTTTCCCAAGATCGATCAGGTCCGGACAAAGAATCGTCGATTAGGCCTAGGATTGATGGGCCTACACGAGTGGTTGCTCAAGCGTGGTAAGAAGTATGGCCCAGACACCGAACTAGAAGAATACCTAAAGGTCTATGCAAAGAGTACCGAGTTCGCCAAAGAAGCGGCGAAAAAGCTAGAACTTAGCGCTCCTGTAAAAACCAGAGCAATCGCCCCGACCGGCACTATCGGAATTGTCGCAGAGACAACTACGGGAATCGAACCTATTTTCTGTGTTGCATACAAGCGTAGATATCTCAAGGGCACGGTCGTGAATTACCAGTATGTTATCGATCCGTGTGCTCAGCGTCTAATCGAAAGCGGAGTTTCTCCAGAACTCATTGAAGATGCTTATAGCTTGGCAGAGAATGTGGAACGCAGGGTCGAGTTCCAGCACTGGCTACAAAAATATGTCGATCATGCTATCAGCAGCACTATCAATCTACCAAGCTGGGGATCGGAACTCAATAATGACAGCAAAGTTCAGGACTTCGGTGTCATGCTTATGAAATATTTACCAGAACTAAGAGGCATTACGTGTTATCCTGACGGTGCGCGTGGTGGTCAACCTTTGACTCCTGTGAAGTATTCAACCGCAATTAAGCATGTTGGAGAAATCTTTGTTGAACAGGCAGATATTTGCGACCTAACGAAAGGCGGTAGTTGCGGGGTATAACATAAATGACATTCGATTTCGAGCTAGAAAGCATTTTGAAGCAACAAGAAGAGCCGCCTACGGAAGAACGAACGCCCGTACAAGCGCAAACCGACGACTTTGCAGATCAAATGTCAGAGGTTGAAAAGCGCTTAGAGGTAGCCCAATACTACCGCCTATTGCTGAACGACTCTCTGTTTCAGGAGCCCACAGAGGCTTCCTTGAAGGTCGAGGAAGAGGTACGTGGCTTTATCAAATCGAGATTGGGCGTTCTCCTAGGTATTAAGCAACAAACGTCAGATCTATTCAGTGCCGAAGAAGTCGAAACGCTGAAGGAACTTTCTTCTATTGGTACTGAAGGGGTGCAGGTTGTCAAGGCGATTGTTGGTAAAGTCAGCAAAAAACCTGTATTATTGGAATCGAGAGTCGAGAGAACGGAACCGAAGCTGAAGGTTCAACCCGCCAAGCCAAAGCCCGCACTTAAGAAAACGATAGAGGCCCCTAAAAAAGATTCCACGAGCAAGACGCCAAAGACAATGAATAATATCAAAATTCCCAACAAGTACAAGGACGATCCCACACTCAAAGTAGTTAATAATCGTATTTTTGTACAAAGCAAGAATGGTAGTGGCGAGTTGATGTGGGAAAAAGATACGAAGACCGGGAAAATTGAACCAATTATGCGAGACGTAACTCCGGTAAGTGTGGCGCAGGGTATCAAACCAATGCCACTGCCGACCGGCAATCAGATGCAAATGTTCTTGGAACAACAAGCACAGAAATCAGTACAAATGTCAGATTCAACCAGTACCGCAGTAGCACAACAACTAGGCGCAAGCAGTAGAGGAGATAACAATGAGTAACAAGATGACTATTATCGATAGAGTTGAGCAGCTAGAAAAACAGACCCCGCGACTGCTTCATAGCATCAACGATTCGCTGGACCGACGATTCCATCCTTTGATTTCGGCGCTGAATGGGGTAATCCGTATCCTTGGCAAGGAAGCGGTTGAAAAGGCCATGAAGGATCAAGATGCAGAAGACCTACAAAAGCAGGCAGAAGCGGCCAAGAACCAAGTAGAAGCAGGCCTTAAGTCTGGTACTATCAAGGCTACGGAAAAGGTTACTCCCAAGTCCCTGATCGTTGGTATAGAGTATGGGTTGGACGGCCAGCCACTACCTCCGGGAAGAGTACAGCTTATGTTTGAACAGCTTTCGCCGCTTTTTCAGGAAGTTGTACTGAACAAGGGTGCCGATACTGATCTGGATATCCCAGACGGCAAGGGCGGTTCTTCTGGTAAATTCAAGGTAATGGAAATCTACGAAATGGTAGAGCCCTCAACCGAAGTCCCCGCCGCTGCTGTTGCCCAAAGCTAAAAAGGAATAACCAATAATGTCCCCAAAGATACTAACACTAGACATCGAGACTGCTCCCATCGAATCGTATCATTGGGGGCTTTGGCAACAAAACATTGGGTTGGAACAGATTGTAACAGAATGGACCATTTTAAGCTATTGCGCAAAGTGGTTAGGCGATAGCAAAGTGATTTATCAATCTACAGGAGGGCGTGGTAAGAGTAAAGTAAGAGACGACTACGCTCTCCTGAAGGGACTATGGGAACTGCTAAACGAAGCCGATATCGTAGTTGCCCAGAACGGACAGGCATTTGACGTTAAGAAGATCAATGCCAGACTGATTTTGAATGGTTTCAAGCCTTACAGCCCTATCAAAATTGTCGACACCATGCTAGTAGCAAAGCGTCACTTTGACTTTACTAGCAACAAGCTCGCTTGGCTGAGCACGCATCTCACAGAAACAAAGAAGCAAGATCACAAGCTGTTCCCCGGCCT